TCTAGTGCCACTTTTAAACAAAATGTAGCGCTAATGACGTATGGTGATGATAACATAATGGGTGTGTCTGAGAAGACACCTTGGTTTAATCACACTGCCATTCAAAAGGTATTGTGTGAGGCTGATATTGGTTACACTATGGCTGATAAAGAAGCAGCGTCTGTACCCTATATTCACATTAATGACTCCAATTTCTTGAAAAGAACTTGGCGTTGGGATAGTGATGTAGGTGCATATGTTGCTCCTCTCGACCGATCTTCGATTGAGAAAATGTTGACCGTGTGTGTCGCCAAGAAAAATATTGGTCGTCCCCAACATTCAATGCAAGTGATAGCTACTGCTCTCCGTGAGTACTTTTGGTACGGGAGGGAAGAGTTTGAAACGAGCTTGATAACGTTCCAAAATATCGTACAAAAAGCCAATTTGGAGCTGTATGATGATGGAACAATTTTCCCCACTTGGGAGGGATTGTACGCTGACTTTTGGGAACGGTCGAAGCATGTAAAGCTTCACCGCCCTGTTGAGCGTGAAAGCACCCATGCTTAAATGGGATTTGGTGCATATGCACCCCGGGAGACAACCCGGTTAACAAACCTGAGACAACAGTAAACCTGTGACTGGCCTAGCCCGCCCGTCACAGTAAATACGGCACCCAACTTTTTAAAAGAGGAGTGTGACCGCAGAATCACACAAAGTTGTGTGACTGTACTAGAACAGTCACCTGGCGCCCGCTCAGTTAGCGGGCTTTCTTTGCAATCAGATGTTATACCAGGAGGGAATTCTGGCACGTCTGATATGCAAGTTATTAAACAAGACTTGCTCACTTTCCATGACTCGACTATGTCGAATCTGGGAGGAGTTCAAGCACCTATTGTACCAAGTTCGTCTGCGGATCAAACTGCATCTGCGGATTTGGATAAGTTTTTCTCTCGACCTGTCAGAATTGGAAATTTCACATGGAATGAATCCGATGCTGTAGGTACTTTGAACACAATCAATCCGTGGAATGCATATTTCACAGATTCTCGTGTGCAGTATAAGCTAAATAATTATGCTTTTATTCAGTGCAAGTTGAAGGTGAAAATTCTCATTAATGCTTCTCCATTTTATTATGGAAGTATGTATTGTGGATATCAACCTTTGCCTGCATTCACACCATCGACGATTGTTAATGATGCTGGTACTAGGTATTTGATTCCTTATTCGCAACGCCCTTGTGTGTGGTTAACTCCACAACGTAATGAGGGTGCTGAGATGGATCTTCCTATGTTTTACCAGCAAAATTGGATTAATGCTCAGAATCAATCATCTATGACGAATATGGGCAAACTTTCGTTTATCAATTATACTACTTTGCAATCTGCAAATGGTGTAACTGGATCGGGAGTTACTGTATCAGTTTATGCTTGGGCTGAGGATGTCAAGTTATCCGGCCCTTCACTGGGTCTTGCTACTCAATCTGACGAATATGGTAAAGGAGCTGTGTCACAGGTTGCATCAGCTATCGCTTCAACCACTGCAGGTCTATCAAAATTACCATTTATTGGGCGTTTTGCTACAGCAACTTCGATTGGAGCACGTGCTGTTTCTTCTATAGCTAGCATGTTTGGTTTTACGAATGTGCCTGTTATTGAAGATACTCGACCTTTTAGGCCAGAACCTTTTCCCAAACTTGCGTCATCTGATATAGGTTTTCCAGTGGAGAAGTTAACTCTTGATCCAAAGAATGAGTTGACTATTGACAATTCAATTGCTGGTATACCGAATGTCGATGAGCTGGCTATTTCTAACCTGGTGCAGAAAGAATCTTACTTATGTACTACTACCTGGACTACTGCACAAGCTTCTGATACTATATTGTTTACAACGCCAGTTACTCCAGCTAATTTGTTGGATACCGATGCTGCAACATACTCTAAATGGTATTTGACTCCACCTGCGTGGGTTGCCGCAATGTTTCAAAATTGGCGCGGAGATCTTATCTTCCGTTTCCGAATAGTTGCATCGCAGTTTCATAAAGGGCGTTTACGTATTTCATTTGATCCGTCAGGTTCAGGGGCCATTAATCTCACCAACAATGCGAGTTCTTCAAATGTTGTGTTTACTGAGATTATTGATCTCGATCAGACTAGCGAAGTGGAGTTTCGTGTTCCCTTTCAACAAGCATTACCGTTTTTATATTGTAACAATGTCAATGCTGGTTCATTGTGGGACACTTCTGCTACTCCGAGTTTTAC